TCACCCCAGCGCTGCCCGCGCTGCCGGCCCGGCACCATAGCGGGCAGAAAGCTGCGCAACTTCCAGCACATCGCCGGCCAGGACGCCGTCTGCGGCCTGCCCCGCTGCGGAATATGACCATTGCGGTGCAGCTGCGGTTTCCTCGCGCAGCACAGTGGTGCCGCGCATCACCCGGATCCGGTAGGCCTCGACCTCCTCGCCCAACGGCACTTCAGCCAGATCCCAGCTATCTCCCTCGATCCGGGTGCGGCGGATCCAGGAGACCTCAATGTCCGCCCCCAGCTCCCCTGCCACGCGCAGATGCACCGGCGCATACGGCCGCAGCCCGATACCATCGAAACTCTCCTGCAGATGCACAAAGGAGGGATCGTCCAGCGCCCTGCGGGCCGGGCCGATCCGGTAGTGGCGCAGCCTTCGCCGCTGTTCCGGCGCCAGTTCCATCTGCACTGGCGTGCCATCGAGCAGCACCACAAATGACCCGGCCGGCCACACCTCCGGCATCACCGCATCGGTGCCCAGCTGCCCTCTTAGCCTGCCGCGCAGCAGATAGGTTTGCGGCGCGATCAATTCGGCCTCGCGGAACTGAAACAGCTCCCAGTTCTCCGCGCTTCCGTCGCCGATGGCAGCGGCATTGGCGCCGTTCAGCACTGCCTGCGCCTCGCGGCTTTCCAGGCTGCCGAAGATCAGTTTCACCTGCAGATCCGCCCCAAGGTCCCAGCGGCCGCTGCCGCTGGACAGCAAGGGCGTTTCTGTCACCCCAACCACCTGGCGGCCGGCAATCACCTGTTCCAGCCGGTAATTCTCATCTGCCTCAGAGCTATAAACCGCCACGCTGCCAGGCCAGGCTTCTGCGGTGAGCGCCAGATGCGGCGCATGCGGCACCTCATCGCCGCGCATCAGCGGCAAATCCATGAACAGCGGCAGCACTGGCCCGGGCGCCGCAAAGGCGTTCACCCCGGGCATCTCCTCTGCAACCGCCGCATTGTCATACAGGCCCGGCTCGATCCGGACCGCGTCCACCAGCTGCGCGTCCGCCTGCTCCACCCGGTCGATCCGGTAAAGCCGTTCACCGCCCTCCAGCGGCAGAGATATCACGTCCCCCGCCCCGAGATGCAGCATCGACGGCGGCAGCTGCAGCCGCAGAGTATCGCGCGAGATCCGCGCTTCCGCCAGCCAGCGCCCAACCACCTGGCGCGCTTCTGCCCGGGTCAGCGCAAGCGGCAATTCGTTCTGACTCACCGAATGAGTTGCCTCGTCCGGCAGCACCGCCTCGACCGCTGCCGCCGCATGATCTCCACCCCATTCGGTAAAGCGCAGCCGCACCCGGCCTGCCAGCTCTGCCTCGCTGGAGCGGCTCAGCTCAGTGGTGCCCTGCAATTCATCCGTTTCGGCCAAATGCTCCAGCACCAGCGCCTCCGCCCCGGTTCCTTTGCGCATGCGGAATTTCAGCATCCCGTCGCGTTCGATCGCATCAAACCCATGCCGCAGCATCAAGGGCTGCAGCACCGCCCGGGCGTCGCTCACATCCGGGTTCACAAACCCATGAACGACCCCGTAAAGCTCCGAGACATCAAAATCCTCCAGCCCGGCAGCCCGGCAAATCTCCTCAACGACCGAAGCCAGCGTGCGCTGACCGGCCCGCCCGTTCAACCAGTGGCCGCGAAGGTAGTTTTCACCGTCGTTCCAGATATCAAGCCGGCCGGGAAAGGCCGGAAACGGGCGGGCATCCCAGGCCCACACATAGGCGTTTGCCATATCGATCATCCGGCCGCCGTATTCCTCGGACACCGGGTTTCTCGCCGCGTCCCCCCAATAGCCCAGCACCGCCCTCAGGTAATGGATCTGAATAAGATCATCCCGCAAGCCATTGGAATATTTTGGAAGTTTCGATTCCGAACTTTTTGGATCCAGAAACTTGTTTGGCTGATTGGTGCCTTTGTCGATGGCCGCGCAGCCCAGTTCGGTGAACCAGATGGGTTTGGATTGCGGTACCCAGGCGGTCGGCGCCGCCTGACGCACTCCGCCAATTCTGTCGTGATGCTCGTTGAGCCACCAGTTGCGGATATCCTTGTAGCGCCAGACCCAGGGCTCGCCATAGGCGCCATCGGTAATACTAGTCCGGATCTGCGCTGCCTCAGCCTCGGGCGAGTGGTAATACCAGTCATAGCCCTCTCCGCCCTCGACATTGCCTTGCAGATAGTCCGGGTCATAGATCGCCGGCACCCCGGCCTGAGCATCCAGGTGATCCTCCCCTTCGCGCCAGTCGGACAGCGGCATATAATTGTCGATGCCGATGAAATCGATTTCCGGGTCAGCCCACAGCGGATCAAGATGGAAGAAGCGATCCCCTTCAGGCGACTGATAACCCCAGTACTCGGACCAGTCCGCCGCATAGCCGATCCTGGTTTCCGCTCCCAGCAGCAGCCGGGCTTCCGCCGCCAAGGCCTGCATCGCCGCAACAGCCGGAAAACCAGCGGCCCCGCGGATCTGCGTGAGCGCCCGCATTTCCGAACTGATACAAAACGCCTCCACCCCGCCGGCTGCAGCACACAGCGCCGCATAATGCAGGATAAAGCGGCTCAAGCTCCATTCCTCGGGACCGGAGTAAGAGACGGTGCCGTCACCCACCGCGAAATCCGCGGCCGTGACCGTTCCAAAGAAATCAGCCACCTCAGAATCCGCTGCTGGGCTGCCGTCCGGGGAGCCCGGCCGGCCGGGTGCTGCAGACAGGGTAATCCGTCCGCGCCAGGGCAGATGCGGCTGGCTGGCGGCGCCGGTCCAGGGATCCGGCAGGGTATTGCCCTCGCCCTGGTCCATCAGGATGAACGGATAGAACATCACTTTCAGGCCGCGCGCCTGCATTTCACGGATCGCTTGCACAACACTGGCATCCGCCGGGGTGCCGCCATAAAGCGCGCCATCCCCCCCCGACAGCACTTCCCCGGCGGCACTGCGGTCCACTCCGCTGACGCTCCAAGGAATGCTGCCTTCGGCATCCTTATGCTCCACTTTCGGCCGCAGCGTGCATGTGCCGCAGCGCAGGTCATCGCCGAACCAGGACACAATCAGCGAAGCAGAGCCGCAGGAGGGCAACTCTGCTTCCAGTGCATTCAGCGAGGTTTTGAGATCGCTTACCCCTGATGGCGAATGGGCATTGGCAGATTTGGCCGAGCCCGGTCCGCCGGAGTAATGCACCGTATCTGCCGCCAGTGCGTATTCACCAGTGCCCGGCATCAGCGCCACGCCCTTAACCAGCTGGCCCAGATCCTGCGCATAAGTGCTGCTTTCGGGCTGTTCGGGCCGCAGCACATCAAATGAGAACTGCGGCACCCGGTTTCCGAAACGCCCAAGCTCCAGGTTCTCGATCACAACATAGGCGGCGCCGCGGTAGGCGGGCACCTGACCCGGCCCTTCGATTGCTTCCATCACCGGGTCAGGCAGCTGGTCTGCGCTGCCGGTGTAAACGGTCATGCAGAGATCCCCGGGCGACACTTCCTCGCCATCTGCCCAGACCCGGGACACATGGGCGATCTCGCCCTCGCACAGCGCAATCGCCAGTGACACTGAATAGCTGTAGCTGGTCACCTGCGGCTGTCTTGGGCGCCCCTTGCCGCCGCCTCCGCCGCTGGTGGATGCAGTTTCCAGAAAGCGCGAGGACCAGATCACCTGCCCGCCCAGCCGCATCCGGCCGTACAGCTGCTCCTCAGCCGCGCCTTCGCTGGCCTGAGTCAGGCGGAACCGGTCCACCTTGCCTGTTTCCACAGGATCAGAGCCCGAGCCCAGCAGACGCTCGTCGATCAGCCGACCCAGGGTGGCCCCCGCCGCGCGCCCGATCACCGCCGAAGACAACCCGGCAATGCCGCCGCCGATTGTGCCGCCGATGGCTGCGCCTGCAGCCGAAAGAAGGATAGTCGCCATCAGATCTGCTCCTTAAGGAAATCGGAAACGCGCCACGATCCGGCGCTGCCAGGGCGGGCTCAGCGGGCTTTCCACCACCCCGCGGCCTGCGTAAGCATGGATAAATGCAGCCCCCTGAGTGCGGCTTCCCGCCTGGCCGCCAAACCAGGCGGGGCTTGCGCAGGCCGCGGATTGCACCCCCAGGTGCTTGGCCACCGATCCCTGCCGCATCCGGAACAAGATCACATCGCCCGGGGCTGCAGCCGGCAAGGGTTTCTCCACGAGATGCCGCCGTGCGGCCAGCCAAAGCGCTTCCGCGCCCTGCGGTTCAGACCAATCCATCGTGTATGCAGGCGGTATCTCCGGCTCGCAGCCCAGCAGCTCGCGCCACAGCCCCCGGATCAGGCCCAGGCAATCGCATCCCGCGCCCTTGCACGACGCCTGGTGGACATAAGGTGTCCCGATCCAGCCGCGCGCGGCGCTGACCACCCTGCTGCTCACCTCCGGCTTCCCCCGGTATTGGCACCGGACTGGCGCGGCACCGCCATCACCCAATCCTCGCCGGGAATGTCAGGGAAGCCGCGGAAATTCAGCAAATTGTTGAACTTCAGCCGGCAGGTTTCCATGCGCTTGTCGCACCCGGCCTCAAGCCGCAGCAGATCGCCGGCCGCCACCGTAGCCCGGACCGGCTCCCAAAGCGTCACTCTGCGCTCCTCCGCCGTGCTCTGGTCAGACTTGACCGGGGCCCATAAACCCTGGGCCGCACCGCTCAGCACCGTCAGCCGCCCGTCCGCGAACCAGCCGGGTTCAAAGCCCGGCAGGGCCGCCCAGCGGAACACTTCATTGCTTTCAACACCGGCGGCGGGCAGTTCCACCGCATACCCCGGCGTATCCAGGTCAAACCGGCAAGCACTGTCGCCCAGCACCGCCGTGCACGGTTTCTGGTAAATCCGGCCCTGCGGCTGATTCAGCGCTTCGGTCAGCCCGCGCAGCTCCGCCTCAAAGGCGCCGCCCGCGCGGCGGATCTCGCCGATCGAGCCGCGGAACTGCAGCCAGCGCATCGACACATCCTGCCAGTTGACCAGCCAGCACCGTATCTCGGCGCCGTCAAAACGCCCCGCTTCAATGTCCTCTTCGCGCACCGCGGCATCGCTCAGCACGCCAAGCGCTTCGGTATTGTCAACTGAAAGCCCGGTTGCCTGGCTCAGCGCCCGAGCGGTCAGGCCGCTGCCGGGCTGAAATTCCAATCCGTCGAAACCCAGAACGCAATCGTGATCGGTGAATCCAAGCACCGTCCCGTCGCGCCGCTCCAAAGCCCAGGCCCGGCACAGCGTGGTAATGCCGCTTTGAACATGGGCGCGGAAGGCGTCAGACAGCCCGCTCATACCCGCACCTCCACCACTGGCACTGCCGGCGCCTCGCCCGCCTGAAACGAAGCCACACTGGTCTGGATGCTGCCGGTGTCGAACCGCACCGGCACGTCGAACTCAAACCCGGCAACTATGCTGCGGCCCTGTTCGGGAGCATGCGACAAGGTGATCATTCCGGTGGCGGTGTCCAGCTCATAGTCCACCCCCTCCTGCAGCTCATCCTGGTCGATGCCAATCCGCACCGTGCCGGACACCGGCTTGGTGATCGGCCGCTGATAGGTAAAGGCGCCGGAGCGGTAGGTCTTTGCCAGCTGAAATGCCGCGGTGCTTCCATCGCCTGACGCGATCACTTGATCGCGGAAGTCGGCTTCGGCGCTGGGCCGGGCGGATTTGTAGTCGCTCCAATCCTTCCAGCGAAACCCGTAAAGCTGACCCTGGCGCGCCTCGAAGAAGGCGATCAGCGTTTCGATATCCTCCAGCGAGCGCAGCCCAAGACCGGCATCATAGCGGCGGCGCGAGTGCGCCCAGGGGGTGTTTCGTTCCTCGAACCCGTTTGCAAGCGTCACCACATCGGTGCGCCGTTCCGGACCGCCGACCGAGCCGAAGCTGAGAGAAGCGGGAAAGCGGACTTCGTGAAAATTCATTGGGTTACCCTCCGTCTTTAACGGTTTCGCCCGCCGCGGTTCAGCGCGCGGGTCAGCTGTGCGGCGATCTGGCTGCGGCTGCGTTCAAAGCCTTTGACGTCCGGGGTGGAGACATTCATCACCACGTTGATCCCGCCGCTGCCCTGGCTGCGCACACCCAGCGAGCCGTCGGCGCCGCGGGTGAGCGGCAGGATTGCCTCGGGCCCGGCTTCGCCCATCAGGCCGGTCGCGCCGCGCATCGGGAACGCTACAGGGCCGGTCACGATCCCGCCCTTGGCAAAAGGCATCACCTTGCCCTGGCTGAAGGCGGCGCCATCGCCAAAAGGCAGCATGTTCCCGATCAGCGCGCTCAGCCCGTCTGTCACCATGCCGCTGACGTGGTTGGTTACCGGCTTCATCGCGGCGTTGTAGGTGGTGCGGATTATCGAGCGCGCCAGCGTATCCATCGCCTCCGACAGGTTGTCGCCGTCGAACACCAGACCGTCAAAAGCGCGCCGCAAGCCTTTGGAAAGACTGCGATCCAGGATCTGCGCATCACGCCCGGTTTCGGAAAACCCTTGTTTAACCCGCCCCAGCACTTCTGCAAAGGCAGAGGCCATTCCTGAGGCGCCGTCCAGCGCTTCGCCCAAAGCTTCGCCCTGCAATTCCAGTTCGGCTATCGAGGATGTGTCAGCCATCTTTTGTCTCCATTTCCAGCGGTGGTGGAAAATCCGGAAAGTCCTGCATCAGCTCCGCCAGCCGGTTCCGCGCCATCGGTTGCGGTTGCGCCGCCTCGCCCAGCATCAGCCGCAGCTCGGCCGGGGTGAGCTGCCAGAAATCGCGCGGCAGCAGTTTCAGCCCAGCCATCCCGGCGCGCATCAGCGCGGGCCAGTCGAGCGTGCTCATGACGCGTCCGGCACCGAGAAGCTGCGAACCAGCAGCTCAGCCGCTACCTTTGCCGCCTGGAGCGGGCCGCCGCCGATGCTGGCGCTTGCCAGCTCCTCGCGGCTGAGGTCATGGCCGCCGCCCTGCAGGCCGGCCACCAGTAGCGCCAGCACGTCACGGGCGGAGAAGCGGCCCTGCTCAAACCGCTGCACCAGCTCCACCAGGGTGCCTTCCTCCAGCGCGGCCTCCAGCCCGGCCAGCGCGCCGAGCGTCAGCTTCAGCACGTAAGGTGTTCCATTTACGAGCAGTTCCGCCTCACCAGCATGCGGGTTCACCATCGGATCAGACCGCGGTGAAGCTCAGCGCGCCGGCGCTGGCGAGGCTCAGCTCATAGGTCGCTTCGCCATTGTGGCTGCCGGCATATTCCAGCGCGGTCACCTGAAAGGCGCCCTGCACAATGCCGAAGTCGGGGATGATCACCTGGAACTCCGGCGTGAGGCCGTCAAAGAACAGCTGGCGCGCCCTTTCGTCGGTCGCCTCGTCGCGGAAAATACCAGAGCCCGAGATGTTAGCGGAACGCACGCCCGCGCCCGCCAGCAGCTCGCGCCAGCCGCCCTGGCTTTCGAGGCTGGTCACATCGACGCTTTCAGCGTTGAAGCTGATCCGCGTGGCGCGCAGGCCGGCGATGGTCTCGAACAGGCCTGCACCGTTCATGTCCACTTTGACCAAGAGGTCTTTGCCGTTTTGAACTGTCATGGGGTTTCTCCCGTAATTTCAACAGGTTTTTAGAGGTTCGTGAGATCAGACATCATCCACACGCGCCCTGAAGCGCAGGGTGATCTGCCTGCCGCCGCCGCTGAGGCGTTCGGCCTTGGCCCGGTCGAACCAAAGGCCTGTCAGCTGGCCGCGGGTCAACGGCACCGAAGCGCCGACCAGCGCGTCGCAGACCGCTGCAGCCGCCGCCTTGGCTTCGGCAAAACCAGCGGTGTCGGTTGTGACGGTGATGAAGAACCGGTGCTCTGCGCCGCCCGCGGTCTTGTCGGAGCGGTCCAGCACCTCTTCGCTGCCGAGCGCCACATAGGTCTGAGGCAGAGCGCCCGCAGGGACCGCATCATAGATTGCGCCGCCCACCAGCGCCGCCAGCGCCGCGTCTCCGGTCAGATGCGTGTAGACGGCGGATTGCAGCCCGCCGGCGATGGCATAGGTCATCCGCTCACCTCCTCAACCGCGAAACAAGTGAGGTAGCGGGCTTCGGGGCCGGCATCAGCAACCGCATCAATACGGTAAAGGCGGTTTCCCTCCCGGAACCGCTGATCCGGCCGGGGACGGGATGCAAAGCCAACCGGCGAAGCGCGCAAGGTAATCCGGTATTTCTGCAAAGAAAGGCTGTCTCCGGCCACGCGGCCCGAAAGCGCCTTTACCTCAGCCCAAAGCGAACCAAGCGCCACCCAGGTTTCGGTATAGCCGCCAGCACCGTCGGAGATGCGCTGCGGATCTTCCAGCATCAGCTGGCGGGACAGTTTGGGGAGGTGCTTCATGAGACACCTCCCAGGGTCAGCCGCTGGCTGCGGTAGCGTTCAATCAGGCTGGTGACGCCAAAAGGCATACAGCCGCTGTGCAGGCCGGTGTCGGCACGGTATTCGTAGTAATGCGCGGCCAGGAGCATCACCGCCTGGCCCAGATCGGCAGGCAAGCCGCCCCAGTCCGCGGCCATGCCGGCCTGCATTTCAATCCGCGCCAGCCCGCCGGAGGGGATCGCAGGCAGCAGACTGCCCGCCGGAAGCAGCCGCGGCCTGTGGGTGTCGCCCTCAAACCGGTAGAGAGCCCCATCCAGAACCGTCTCGCTGCCGCCTGCATCGCGCAGGGTCACCTCGGTCACAGCCTGCACCGGGGCAATCGGCAGCACCGCTTTCTCCCGGTCACGCCAGTGCCGGATCTCCAGCGAGAATTCACGGATAATCAGCGCCTTGCCGGTCCTGGCTTCGATCGCCGCCAGGGCTGCTCGCAGAAAGCCAAGCAGCACGTCATCCTGCAGGCTGTCCTCGCCGAACCCGGTGCCCAGACGCAGATGCGCCTTGAACTGGGCCAGCGGCAGGGCGGCCTCGGGCACGGGGGTTACTTCGCTCAGCATCATCATCTCACTCCTGTGGGCGTCCCCCATTCCGGCCCTGATCTGATGTCCATGTCAGGTTTTGGCCGGCACGCACCGTCTCCTGCCGCTCGGACGGAGGGGGAGCAGCTAGACGGCAGAAGAAATTGTGGTGCGTGCCAGCCGGCAGACCGGGCTGCCGGTCCGCCATCAGCGGTGAGCGGTTAGCTCACGCCGAATTTCATCAGCTTGATCGCAGCAAAGTCGCTGACGTCGCCGCCGACGCGCTTGGTGGCATAGAACAGCACATGAGGCTTGGCGCTGAAGGGGTCGCGCAGCACGCGCAGGTCCGGGCGTTCGGCGATGGTGTAGCCCGCCTGGAAGTCGCCAAAGGCAATGGAGAAGCTGTTGGAAGCCGGATCCGGCATGTCCTCGGCGATCAGCACCGGGTAGCCCATCAGACGCGCGGGCTCACCCGCGGCCAGCCCGTCGGACCACAGGAAGCGGCCGTCGGCATCTTTCAGTTTCCGCAGGATTCCCGCCGTCTTGGAGTTCATGATGAAGGTTGCATTGGCGCGGTATTCCGCCCCCAGCGCATAGACCAGATCAATGATGGCGTCGCCGTTGCCGGCATCACCGTCCACGCCCGATGCCTTGTAGCCGAGGCTTCCCCAGCTCCAGCTGTCATTCTCTGCCACCGGGTGGAACAGGAAGCCCTTGGGCTTGTCGATGCCGTCGCCGTTGATGAAGGCGTCGGCCTCGGAGCGTGCAAATTTGTCAGCGATCCGGCCGGCCAGCCAGCTCTCGATGTCAAAGGCGCTGTCGTCCAGCAGCCGCTGCGAGGCCTTGGGCAGCGCGCTCAGCTCATGCAGCGGGATGGCGATGCGGTCGATGGTGCCAGTGGCGGTTTCCGCCGAGGGGTCGGTCTCGGTGGCCCAGCCGGCGCCCATCTCGGAGTGGTCGATCAGCACGTCATAGGAGGTCGCCTCCACATGCACCACCGAGGCCACCGCGCGAATTGAGGCCGAAGAGTTCAGCACCGACTTCACGGTCTCAGCGGTCTGCGGATCGACCAGGTAGCCGCCTTCGCTGTTGACGGCCGTGGACATCGCCTTGCCTTCCAGCTCGAGGCCGCGCAGGCCATCGTCATCGCCGCTACGCAGATAGGCATTGAACGCCTTCTGATGCGGCGCGCCCGCGTCCTGGGTTGCGGCCAGATGGGGGCGGTTCTGAGAGATTGTCTTACGGTCCAGCATGTTCACTCGCTCTTCCGCCTGTTTCAGCCTTGATTGCACATCGTCCTGAAACCCCTTGAATTCATGAAGAAAGCCAGCCATCGCCTGCTTGACTTCATGCGCCAGGGGCGCTGCGTCCCCGGTGTGGGCCGGGAGATCCTGTTTGCTTATGCGTTCTGTCCTGCTCTGGTTTTGACCGGCTCTAGGTCTGGCCTGTCTTGAGGTCCTGGGTAATCTTGCGCAGGCCGTCAGCCAGAGCGCGCAGCGCCTCGGCCTCGGAGGCTGCGGATTTGGCGTCCACCCGGGCAGCGGGCAGCATAGGGAAAGTGACCAGCGACACTTCCCACAGTTCCACTTGGGTCAGGCGGCGGGTGCCGTCTTGGCTGCGGGAGGATTTTACGGTTCGGTACCCGATTGAAAGGCCGTCGATGGCGCCTGCTTCGATGAGCGCGGCGGCTTCGGCGCCTTTTGGTGTAGCCGTCAAAAGCCGGCCCTTCACGTAAAGCCCGCGCTTGTCCTCGTGCACCTCATCCCAAACGCCGATCGGCTGGGCCGGGTCGTGCTGCCACAGCATCTTGACAGTGCGGCCCTGCGCCTTGAGCGTTTTCAAAGAGGCCGCATAGGCGCCGCGCTCCACCACATCGCCGCCCTGGTCCGTCTGGCCGAACAGGCTGGCATAACCTTTGATTTCACTTGCATCCTTCAGCGAGAGATCCTCGCCGAAACGTGCGAATTTATGTTCAAGCTGGGGCGTTCCCTGCATAATATCTGCCTCGCAAGTTATTGTTGTTACGGCAATTGCACCGTCAAAAAGGATTGGAAGGCCTGCGCCAGGATCACCGCTGCCACGCCGTAGACGGTGAGCCACAGGCGTTTCTCCAGCCTCTCCATCATCTGCTCGATCCGGTCGAGGCGGCGGTTCACGGCTTCATGCTGGATCTGGGCGACCCTCTCATGGGCGGACAGGCGCAGCCCCGGTGAGCAGTCGAAGGCATGCATCGGGTGCTCAGTCATCCTGTCCGCCCTCCGGTTGCGGCGCAGCCGGGGCTTCTGTGGGCAACCCCAGCAGCTGCCGCTTTTCCGCAGTGGAGAGGAAATCAGCGGAGGACACCCGGCGCCACTGCGCCTCCCGCTCTGCCGCCAGGGCGGGCAGCTGGTCGAGATCGGCTTTCAGTGTCAGCTCTTCGCCAGTCCACCCCGCCAGCCAATCCGCCAGCGCAGCGGTGACCTTTGCCACCAGCGGCAGCACTGTCAGCCGGTAGAAAGCGCGGTTGGCTTCCTGATAGTTGGCGTAAGTTGCATCGCCCGGAATACCCAGCAGCATCGGCGGCACCCCGAAGGCCAGCGCAATTTCGCGGGCGGCGGTGTCCTTTGTTTTCTGGAATTCCATGTCCGAGGGCGAAAACCCCATCGGTTTCCAGTCCAAGCCGCCTTCCAGAACCATTGGCCGGCCGGCATTCTTGGCGCCCTGAAAGTTCGATTGAATCTCGTCGCTTAGCAGGCGGAACTGCTCTTCGGACATGCGCCCGTGCCCATCCGAGCCCTTCCAGACCAGCGCACCAGAAGGCCGGGCTGCATTGTCCAGCAGCGCCTTGGACCAGCGCGAGGCCGCATTGTGGACATCAATCGCCATCGCCGCGGATTGCAGCGGCGAGAGGCCGTAGTGGTCATCCTGCGGGTGGAAGCTTTTGATATGGCAGATCGGGGACTTCACAGCCTCCGTGGCAAAACGGTGCTTGCGCGCGCCCACTGCATATTCGAAGCCGGCGGGCCAGCCGTCCGGCCCCGGCACCACGCTCATCCGGTCAGAGCGCAGTACATGCAGCTCGGCGGGTACGCCGGCGTCAGCCGTCACTGCCTCGACATACGCATTGCCCGAGAGCAGTAGATGGCCGTACAGCGCCTCCAGCAGCTCAGCCTGGCCCTGGGCCGGATTGGGGCGGGCCAGCAGTACCAGCCAGGGGTGGGTCTCATAGCGCTGGCGGCTGTCCTGCAGAACCAGCGGTACCGCAGCCGCGGCCTCGGCAATCAGCCGGATCACCCGATGGCCAACCGGATTGCCGGCAAAGCCGCTGCGGGTCAGGGATACGCTGTCGCGCGGGCTCCAGGCCACGCGGCCGGACCCGTGCCAGGAGACCACCCGGGCGGTCTGGCTTGCTTTCTGCTCCAGAGACATCTCCGGGGGTTCGGGCTTGTTGCGCCGCAGCAGGTCAAAGACCATGGTCCGCTCCTTGTTCCTCGGGGTCTGGCGCGGCGGGCCGCAGGGGCCGGTGCGCCTTTGCTGAGGATAATTAATGGCAGAAAGGCCTGAAGATTTGCCGAGGGCAGCGTACGCAGATGACGCAACACCCTGCCATAGACTATTGTTTTAAAACAAAAACCGCCTGCAAATCTGCAGGCGGCTCCTAAGTTTCAAAGGCGGTTGCCCAGCCTGAGACGGGCGCGGATTACGCGCTCACAAAACCCGCACCTGCGGCATCCGGTGGTGCGCAGCGGGGGCAATAATGAGCTCGTGCAGGGCCCAGACCAGCGCGTCCAGCCGGTCGGGCGAACCTTGCCCCTGATACCCTTGCGGCGTCATCTGGCACATCTGCTCCTCCAGTTCGCCCAGCCCCGGCAGGTGACGGACCCGGCCCTGCTCATACAGCGCCGCCACTGGTTCCGCCCGCGCCGCCTTGCCTTTTCCTGCGTGCAGGGCCCGGAATGGCACCAAGGGATCCGCCTGCCGCAGCACCGTCTCCACCAGTGCCCCGCCCTGGTTGACCTCGGCGACCACCCGCTCGGCACCAAAGGCATCGCGGGCGGCAATCACCGCCTGGGCCCAGGCCAGCGGCCCGACGCCCTGCACCGTCCGGTCGGCCAGCACATAGGCCTGCCAATCCTGCGGCTTGCCGCGGGTGACGGCGCCGGCCACGGCTATACCGCAGGCGTCCGAAGACTTACCCGCGCTCACCGCCGGGTCGACCGCCACCACCACCCGGTCGAGCGGCGGTGCCTCCGCCACCTGCGCGGCCTCCAGCAAGGCCGTTGACCAGAGCGCCCCCTGCACATCCGACAGAAGCACCCCGTCCAGTTCCTGCCGCCCCAGCCTTGTGCCGGCATAGCGCGCCCGCATCTCTTCGATGAAAGACGGGGCCAGGTTGGCGCTATTTGCCTCGGTCTTCGCATGGCTGCGCACCGTGCTGGGCGACGCCAGCAGCCGCTTCAGCACAGGCGCATTGCGGGGTGTGGTGGTGACGCAGACGCGCGGGTCCCGGCCTAGCCGCAGGGCAAACTGCAGCATATCCCAGCACTCCTGCCCCTTTTTCCACTTGGCCAGCTCATCCGCCCAGGCGGCGTCGAACTGCGGACCGCGCAGGGCTTCGGGATCGCTGGCGGAAAACGCCTGTGCCTCGGCGCCGTTAGGCCAGATCAGTTTTCGCTCGGAGGCTTTCCACTTGGGCCCCCGGTCCGGAGGCGAGCAGGCCAGGATGCCGCTGTCGCCGTGGATCATCACATCGCGCACCTGGTCATAGGTCTCGCCCACCAGCGCAACCCGGCGCGCGGTGCCGGGATCGCCGGGCCGCGCGCCCTCGGCCTGTGCGCGCACCCATTCAGCCCCGGCCCTGGTCTTGCCCGCACCGCGGCCGCCCAGGATAACCCAGGCGCGCCATTTGCCTTGCGGCGGCAGCTGATGCCCGAGCGCCCAGAACGCAAACAAATGCGGCAGCGCACAAAGCGACTTCTGCGGCAATTCATTCAAGAACCAATTCTGGAGAAAGGGAGGCACGGATGCCAGCCAGGCGGCTTTCGACATCTCTGCGGGCGGCGCCGAAGTCGAGCTCGTGTTCGGATTTGAGCATACGGGCGAATTCACTGCTTTGTTCTGCAAGGAGTCTCTCCACTTTCTGGCAATCCCGGATCAGCGCTTCCAGCTTGCTGACCTGTGATTTGGCGCCGGTGGTGTCATCGGCGCCTTCGGTTTCGAGCTGCTCCCGTAAGTCTTCCGCCTCATTCCGCAGGCGGTGGATCGAATCCTGCAGCGAACGCAGGAGATCCGCAGTGTAATGGACCTGCCGTTTGAGGACGGATCCGCCATCCTCATCAGTCTGCTGTTGGGTCAT